GTCCCCGGTTATTCGCGGTGTCTACGGGTTCCCTACTAATCGCTATTGACAAACGGAGGTGGCCCGTGAGTGGAAGTCGAGGTCCCCTTTCAAAGGACCCATCCGCCCGTCGGCGACAGAACCCGACCAATGCAAAGGTCCTGTTGCCCATTGACGGCTATGACGGCCCATTCCCTGACTGGCCCCTCGATGAGGCGTCGGAGATGGAGCTGTACCGCTGGGAACGGCTTTGGCGTACGCCGCAGGCCGCTCAGTGGGTCCGGATGCATATTGATTTTATGATCGCGCGGTACATCCGGACCGCTTTGCTGGCCGAGCAGCTCGAGTCCAAGATGTCCGTGGCCCTGTCCAACGTGCACGGCGAGGCCCGCCAGCTCGAGGACCGTCTCGGACTGAACCCGCAGGCGCTCAAGCGCTTGGAATGGGAAGTCGTGGCTGACGAGCTCGAGGACCGCCGCGAGCCCGAGAAGCCCCAGCGGCGCCGGCTCAAGGCCGTGGACACCGAGGAATCGGCCTGATGGCCTACAACGTCCGCGACTACTTCCGCGAGGACATCCAGCACGATAGCCCCGCGCACGTGACGTTGTGGCAGGACTGGTTCTCCCAGCATGGCATCGACCCGTCCGAGGTGCTGCTCACCCACTGGGTGGAGCGCCGTGACGCGCCGGGAGATTTCAAGATCGTGTGGCTGGAGGACGGCGAGCGCGGCGGCGAGCCGATCACCGTGCACCGCGAAGTGACCTTGCCGAACCCGCCGGCCCCGTTCCCCGTCCCGTAGGAGAGACCTCCCCATGGCTACTGAGTTTCTAGCGGTCCCGGACATCAAGCGGTACGCGTTCAGCCAGTACCCAGCGGCGGCGCGCACCGTCGCTGACGGTGCCACCACCAACGCCTCCACGACGGTCACCTCAGCGACGGCCGCGTTCACCTCGTTGGACGTGGGGGCGACGATCTCCGGGACCAACATCCCCGGTGGTGCGACCATCACCTCGGTCACCAACGCCACCACCGTGGTGACCTCGGGAAACTCGACGGGCACTGGGTCCAGTATCTCGCTGACGATCACGAGGACGAACGCGAACGCGCTCACCGCGTTCCAGAACGTGTACCAGGCGGATATCCCGTCGCTCGCCTCCGTCCAGGTGCTGGCCACCGTCGCCGCTCCCACCGTCGGGATCGTGATCACCCCCAATAGCGGCGTGCTGGCGGTGAACCCGACCGACTGGCTGGGCTATAACTACGGCAACTACCAGGTTGTTCCGGTCACCTCGATGGGCCGCACCGTCACCGACGGAACCACCACCAGTGCCTCCACGACGGTCACCTCGGCCACCGCCGCGTTCGCTGCCGGTGACGTGGGCGCGAACATCTCCAGCGCCGGGCTCCCCATTGGGGCGACCATTGTCTCGGTCACGAACGGAACCACCGTGACGATCTCGTCGGCGGCCAGCGCGACTGCTTCGAGCGTGGCGATGACGATCACCCGTACCTTCGCCAAGTTCGCGCCCGACGTCATCTGAGCTGGCTGGGCGGTGAGCATGACATCAACAGTCCCCGAGCTGCTGGACAAGCTGGCGACTCATGGCCACCCGGCCCAGATCGCCGATCACCTGGTCGATCTCGGGGTGGCCGGGTATCCCCGGACACGGACCCTTTGCGCGATTGCGGCGTACCTGCGACAGGCGCACCCAGCCTTGGCCGGCGTCCAGGTTTACACGGATTCCGGGATCGTCACCTGGACTTACCGAAACGTTCCGTGCACCCGCCGGAGCAGCGCCCGCTTACCTGACGCGCTGCACACCCTGGCTATTCAGTTCGACCAGGGCCTACATCCGCGACTGCAATGGGGCTGGCATGCGGCGGTTGACGAGCCGGTCGCGTAATGCCCTGGCGTGGTCCTGACCCTGCTGGTGACCAGTGGCCCACCCTTGGGCACGAGGTCGCCGCGTGGATCGAGGCGAACGTCATCATCCCCGACGGGGAACGGATGGGCGCGCCCTACATTTTGACCGACGAGCAGTACCGGCACCTGCTGCACGCCTATCGGCTGGTGCCGAACGCTCGTGACGGGGAGGGCTCGGACGCGTTCGAGTACAGCGGCGCGCTGTTGGTGCGGCCCCAGAAATGGGGCAAGGACCCATTCGCCGCTTCGATCATCTGCGCCGAGGCCATGGGCCCCGTCCGGTTCGCTGGTTGGGACGCCCGGGGTGAGCCGGTGGGCCAGCCGTGGCCGACTCCGCACATCCAGTGCGCCGGCAACGCCGAGGAGCAGACGGCGAACACTTTCCGCCCGCTGGTCACGATGCTGCGCGAAGGGCCGCTGGCGCGCACCCCGGGGCTGGACGTCGGGGAGACCCGCGTCAACTTGCCGAGCGGTGGCCGGATCGAGCCGGTGACGTCCTCAAGTAGGGCTCGACAGGGCGCGCGGGTGACCTACGTCTCGATGACCGAGTCTCAACTGATGGTTGAGACTTCCGGTGGCCTGAAGCTCGCCCGCACGCTCAAGCGGAACCTGGGCGGCATGGATGGCCGCTGGATCGAGATCAGCAACGCCTGGGACCCGGCCGAGGCGTCGGTGGCGCAGCGGACGTTCGAGGCCAAGGACCCGCACGTCTACCTCGACTACCGCAAGCCCCGTGACGAGCGTGTCGACCTGCACAACGATGACGCGCTCCTGAAGGAACTGCGGCACGCCTACGGGGACAGCTCGACCGAGCGCGGCGGTTGGGTGCGGCTCACCCGGATCGCGCGCGAGTGTCAGAACCCGGCGCATTCTGAGGGCGAAGTCCGCCGCTACTACCTCAACACCGTGACGGTCGGCTCCAAGGACGCGGTCAACATGCTGGCCTGGGACGCGCAAGCGGTCCCCGGCGATCGGTTGGAGCCCGGTGACCGGATCACCCTCGGCTTCCACGGCGCGTTGACCCGGGATGCCACCAGCCTGTGCGCCTCGCGCCTGTCCGATGGTCGCCTGTTCCACCTGCGGACCTGGGAACGACCCCTCGACGAGGACGACTGGGCGACCCCCCGCCGCGAGGTCCACGAGGCCGTGGAGCACGCGCACGTGGCCTATGACGTGGTGGCCATGATGTGCAGCCCGCACGGCTGGCAGGACGAGGTCAACACCTGGGCCGGGATGTATCAGAACCACGGGGACCGCTACGAGGAAACCTCGAAGGTCCTGGAAATCTGGCTCAACTCCGAGATGCGGATGGATCAGCTCGTCGAGCGGTTCGTCACCGCGCACCGGGGCAACGAGATCACGCACGACGGGTCGGAAATCTTGACCCTGCACGCCTCGGCCGCCGCGCTGGCTCCCGGCAAGAAACGTCCCGCCGCCGAGGAACGCGACCCCGGCACCCCCGAGCACTACCAGCGTGTGGTCCGCAAGAGCCACGCCCAGTCGATCAGCGCGTTCGTCGCCGCCCTGCTGGCCTACGAGGCCCGCGGATGGGCCCTGGAGCACGGGGCCATGGCCGAAGAGCTGATCCCCAGCATCTGGTGAGAGGAGTCCCCATGCCGCGGCTCCTTGTCATCCTCGAGCTGGTGTGCCTCGGCCTGCTGGTAGCCGGCGTCGCCCTGGTCTACGTGCCGGCCGCGCTGATCGTGGCCGGTGCCTGCGGTATCTGGGCCTGTGAGAAGGCGGACGCGGCCATGTGGCGCGAGAAGGCGGCCCAGTGAGTCTGTTCGGTCTGTTCGATCGCCGTGCCAGCCTGGAGAACCCGGCGATCCCGCTGACTGATCTGTCCCTGCTCGGCGTGCTCGGGGGGCTGCCCACCGATTCGGGTGTCCCGGTCAACGAGCAGACCTCGATGCGGATGTCCGCGGTCTTCCGGGGTGTCTCGCTGATCTCGGCCATGTGCGGGGCGCTGCCGATCGACGTGGTGGTCAAGGGGACCAAGGAAGAGTCCTCGCACCCGCTGATCGACGATCCACACCCGGAGATGACCCCGGTGGAGTTCTGGGGCCTTTCGGCCGTGCACCGGGCGCTGTGGGGCAACTTCTACGCCCAGAAGGTCTACAGCCGGCCGGGGCGGATCAAGTCGCTGATGCCGTTCGACCCCGCCGGGGTCGCGGTCGGTCGGGCCAAGTCCACCGAGGCCAACCCGTCGGGGAAGGTCTTTCAGGTCACCGATCGTGACGGCAAAACCCACGCGCTGACCTCGAACGAGGTCTTCCATGTGCCGTTCCTGTCGATGGATGGGTTGTGCGGTATCTCCCCGGTCCGCGCCGCCGCGCAGGCGGTGGGTCTGTCGATCGCGGCGGAGAAGTACGGGGCGAAGCTGTTCGGGTCGGGGAACCTGCAGTCGGGCATCTTGCAGACCGAGCAGAAGCTGACCCAGCCGCAGGCCGAGTCGCTGCAGCGGCGCTGGCAGGAGAAGATCGGCGGTATCGACAACGCCCACAAGGTGGCGATCATCGACGCCGGGGCGAAATTTCAGTCGCTCACCATGCCCAACGACGATGCTCAACTGCTGGAAAGCCGCGACTTTCAGATCACGGAGTTGGCCAGGTTCCTCGGAATCCCGCCGTATCTGATGATGCAGACCGAAAAGACCACATCCTGGGGCACGGGCCTGGAGCAGCAGAGCACCGGGTTCGTGAAGTTCGACCTGCACCCGCGTTGGCTGGCGCCGACCGAGCAGCGGATCACCAAGGAGCTGCTGCCGGTGACCCTCGAGGCCCGCTACAGCGTCGATGACCTGATGCGCGGCGACTCGATCGCCCGCGCCGAGTACTACCGGGTCATGTACGAGATGGGCGCCTTCAGCGCGAACGAGATTCGGGAGCGCGAAGACCTGCCGCCGCGCGAGGGTGGCGACGACTACATGGAACCGCTCCCGGGCGGGGCGGTGGACTCGCCACTGGGCACCGACAAGGTCCTCGGCGGTTCGTCGCTCGGTCCGTCGGACGCGGGCAACTAAGTGAAGAGAGGATCGGCGATGCTTCGTAGTCTGCCGACTGGTGAAGAGCGCCGCGATCTGTCCCTGGTGGATGCCGGCGTCAATGTCAAGGCCGACACCGGTGCGCAGCGGTTCATCGGTCACGCGGCGATGTTCGACCGGCGCACCACGATCGGGAACCCGCTCAAGGGCGGCTTCTATGAGCAGGTCGCGCCGGGGGCTTTCACCAAGACGATCGACGAGGCCGACGCCCGGTTCCTGATCGACCACTCCTCCTACCACGTGGTGTCCCGCGCCTCGGCGGGCACGCTGAACCTGTCCCAGGACGGGCTCGGGCTGCTCACGAACTCCACGCTCGACACCCGCCTGTCCTACGTCAACGACCTGATCGCGAACCTGGACAACGGCAACATCCGAGGGATGTCGTTCGGCTTCCAGGTGGTCAAGGACGACTGGACCTCGGAGGAGGGCCGCGGCGCGGACGGGCAGCCCGCCGAGGTGGAGCTGCGCACCATCCGCGAGGTCAAGCTGATCGAGGTCTCGGCGGTCACCTTCCCCGCCTACGAGGAGACCGACGCCGGGCTGCGGTACTCGCTGGTGCCGGCGCTGCGGCACCGGGGTGACCCGGATGCGATCGCGCGCGCGTGCTCGTTCCGCCCGGAGCTCGCGCCGTTGCTGGACTACGACCCGCAGCGGCGGCCCGTGCACATCGACCTTGCGCTCAAGGAGTCGCTGGAGCGGATCAAGCACGAGATCGAGGGCCTGCCGGGCGAAGTGCTCGGTCACGACACCCCGATCACCGCCGAGGGCAGCGCTATGGAGCCGTTCGAGGAGCGCGACCCCAAGAAGCCGTACGGGGATGTTTCCTACGCTGATCCCGGCTATAAGTCGGACGGGAAGAAGCGGTATCCGATCAACACGAAGGAACACGCCAAGGCGGCTTGGAGCTACATAAATCAGGCTGGGAATGCCAGCGGCTACAGCGCTGAGCAGCTCAAGGCGATCAAGGGGCGGATCAAAGCCGCCTGCAAGAAGTTCGGCATCGAGATTTCCGATGAAAGCAAGTCAGCTGATGAGCCGGCCGAGACCACTCAGCAGCAAGCGCGTGTTGAAGACGAGACCCCCGAGCCGGCCGCGTCCACTCGGAATGCCCCGTCGCGCCACGAATTGGCCAAGGCAGAGCTGAAGCGCCTTCGCGCGCTGCTCCGCGCGGCCGCCTAACCCCTCAACTACCCCTCACCCCCTCCCGCGACGCGGTCAGGGGGTGTTCGGCGTGCCCTAGAAAGGACGCGGCAAACCATGAGTGATCACCTCAAGCGGCTGGTGGAGGAGCAGAACAAGCTCTTCAACCGCATGCAGGAGATTCAGCGCGTCGCCGAGGAGGAGGACCGGGACTGGACCGCCGAGGAGCGGACCAACTGGGACTCCGCCGAAACGCGCATCAACGAGGTCTCGGCCGACATCGAGCGCCTGGAGCGTTCGGCGAGGCTGGATTCGGTCGACTACCGGCAGGTCATCCAGACCGGTGAGTCGGGGGAAACCCCGGAGCAGCCCGCCGAGCAGCGCGCCGCGGCGCACGAGGCCGCCTTCGGCGGTTTCTTGCGGGGTGGCATGCGGGCCCTGACCGACGAGCAGCGCGGCCTGATGCTGGAGAACCGCGCCTCGCCCCAGGGTGTCGGTGTGCCGGCCGACGGTGGCTTCCTCGTCCCTCCGGGCTACCGCGCGGTGATGACCGAGGCGCTGAAGGCCTACGGCGGCCTGATCAGCTACGCCAACGTCATCTCCACCAGTACGGGTAACAACCTGCAGTGGCCGTCCAACGACGACACCGGCAACGTCGGCGCGATCCTGGCGGAGAACACCGCGATCGGCGAGCTGGGTGTGACGATCGGGACCAAGTCCATCGGCGCGTTCACCTACACCAGTAAGTTGGTGCGGGTCTCGCTGCAGCTGCTGCAGGACTCCGCGTTCAACCTGGACTCCTGGCTGCCGCGCAAGCTCGGTGAACGCATCGGCCGAGCCGTGGCGGACCACCTGGTCAACGGCACCGGCACCACGATGCCGTTTGGCATCCTGCCGACCGCTGTGTCCGGTTCTGCTCCGGGGACTGGGTCGCTCGCAAACTGGAACACGCCGGGTACCGCCGCGGACGCGGCGCTGTACAACTACATCATCGACCTGGAGCACTCGATTGACCCGGCCTATCGGCAGATGGGCAACTGTCGCTTCCTGCTCAGCGACAACGCGCTGTCCCGCCTGCGGAAGGTGAAGGACTCCCAGAACCGTCCCCTGTGGCTTCCGGTTCCGGTCCCTGGTCAGCCTTCCACCATCAACGGCCAGCCGTATTCGATTGACCAGGCAATGCCTTCCGGGACGCTGGTCACGGGTGCCAAGCCTCTGCTGTTCGGCGACTTCAACGCCGGGTACATCGTGCGCCAGGTGCTGGATGTGCAGATGGTGCGGCTCGCGGAGCGGTACGCCGAAATGCTGCAGGTCGGGTTCTTCGGCTTCATGCGGCTGGACGCGGTTCCGGATGACGCCAACGCTGTCAAGGCCCTCGTCCTCGCCACCTGATCCGTCGACCCCCTTCGGCAAGCCCCAAAGCTGGGGTGCTCCCTACTCCAGCTTTGGGGTTTTCTGTTCCCCGGAAAGGAAACCCAACAATGGGTGCACGTGAACGGATCGGGGCCGAGGTTCGGGTCCTGGCAACCTCCAAGCTGGCGATCAGTACCGCCACCACGACCAACTTCAACTTCGGCTCTCCGGCCGATTTGAAGGCGACGAACTTGGGACTGCGCTCCAGCGAGCGCATCGTCATCGTCCTTCGGGCCACCGCCGCCGCGGCGACGAGCAACATCTCCTTCTCGGCGCAGGACGCCCCGGACAACGCCGGTTCAATCGGGACGCCGGTTACCGCCGTCAGCGTCGATGCGTTTCCCGCCGCGGTCGCGGGCGACACGGTGGCTGTCATCGGGTTCGCCTACGACCCGTCCCGCCCGTGGCTGCGACTGCGGGCGACCAATTCCGGCACCGAGGCATACGCCTGCTCGGCGCTGGTCCTGGCCATCCCGGGCGGGCTCTGATCGTGGCCACGGTGAGGGCGCGACTCCTGGAGGGTGACCGCCCCGGAACCGTTGTCGAGGCCGATGCCGAGGTCGCCCAGCAGTGGGTCTTCTCCGGCAAGGCCGAGCTCGTTGGGGTCGAGCAGCCCGAGACGCCGGAGCGCGTGGCGCGCAAGACCCGCGGCCGCCCCGGCGTCGAGACGCGCTGACCCGATGGCCGCCACGAGCTATCTGGACATCGATCAGCTCAAGGACGTCCTGAACATCCGCACCGGCACCCTCGACGACGCGCTGCAGCTGGCGATTGACTCAGCCAGCCGGCAGATCGACGAGTACTGCAACGACCAGTTCTGGCTCGAGGCCGCGCCGGTGGCCCGGCTGTTCCGCCCGGACTACGCCCGGTCGCTGTTCGTCGGGTCGTTCCTGGACACCGCGTCCACGACGATCCAGTTGGATGCCGACGACGACGGGGTCTTCGAGACCACGTTGGCGGCCAACGACTGGCAAGCCGAGCCGATCGACCGGCGCCCGGGGTGGCCCTATAACCAGATCGAGACGCTCGGGGCGATCTTCTTCCCGGGCTCGATGCGTGATCCGTTCTTTGGTTACGGCTACGGGTTCACCAACACGATCTGGGGCTATGGCCCGAACGGTTACCCACGTTCGCAGCGGGCCCGGGTGAAGGTCATCGCCCGGTGGGGCTGGCCGACGGTGCCGGTGCAGGTCCAGCAGGCATGTCAAATCCTGGCGATTGATCACTACAAGTCCAAGGACATCACCAACGGCGCGGCCGGTTCGGCGGGCCTGTCGGTGACCGCGTTCGGCGGGCACTCCGAGGCCAAGGTGACCCTCGCGGGGTTCAACCCGATGGCCCGCTCGCTGCTGTGCGGGCTGCGGGACGTCGTGATCGCCTGATGGGCCAGATCATGGTCCTGCGCGAGGCGCTCAAGGCCCGGATCGAGACCTCCATGAACGATCCGCAGCTCACCGTCACCGCGCTGATCCCCGACTCGGCGAACGTGCCGTGTGCCTGGATCGAGCCGGCCCGCCCGGTCATCGACTACCAGCAGGCCTTCCGGTCCGGGCTGGCCGAGTGGCACTTCGTCATCAAGATTCTGACCAACCGGGTGGACATCGAGGCCGCGCAGGTTGCCCTCGACGAATACATCGAACCGGACGGCCCGCTGGTCTCCGGCCTGCAGGACGACTCGATCCAGGACGCGTTCGCGGAACTGACGAATCGCTCCGTCGTGGTCACCGAGGCCTCGCGCTACGGCCTCCACCCGGTCGGCGGCACCCAGTACTTCGGGGTCGAACTGTCGATCTGTTTCACCTCCTGAATCCCCTTCCCCCAGGGAGAACTCCTTATGCCCCCGAAGGCATCCGTGGACTCGTATGTCGTCAATCGGCCGTTCGACCGGGTTGACCCGATCACCAAGGAAAACCGCCGGTACGAGTGTCTTGAGCCATACGACGGCGACGACATCGAGCAGTACCTCGAATGGCAACTGATTGTCCCGGCCCCTGCCGGGTCCAGCCAACCCGGCAATGATGGGAGCAAGTAAGCATGGCAATCACTAGGCCTATTGTTGGTCGGAATGGCGCAATGGCCATCGACCAGTTCGACATCTCCACGGCCAACCACGAGTTCAAGGCCAAGCGCGACGCGGCCACCATCGACGCGACCACCTTCGGGCAGCGGTTCAGCTACGACCTGGCTGGCATCCAGAAGGCGTCGATCGAATGGAAGGGCTTCTACATTCCCGGGGCCAACAACTACGACCAGGTCATCAACCAGCGGTTCGGGCAGGACTCCGACGGTGTGGCCGCGCTGGCCCCGGCCGGGTGGCCGCTGTTCGGCCCGGTGATCCTGCAGCCCTCGGTGATCACCAAGTACGACCTGGACGCCAAGCTCAAGGGCGCCGTCGAGTGTGACGTCCTTGCCATGGCGCGTGGCGCGGTGGATGACGGGTCGATCCTGCTCAGCCCCAACGTGCCACTGCTGACCGGCACGAACACGTCCACTGACCCGAACAACCCCAACCCCGGCGGCGCGACGACCAGCGGCTTCGCCGCCCAGCTGCACGTGATCACCATGGCCGGGACTTCCCCGAGCCTCGCGGTGAAACTGCAGGGCTCCCCGGACGGCACCACCTGGACCGACCTGACCGGCGGCGGCTTCACCACCGCCACCACGCTCACCGCGCAGCGGATCACCCAGGGCATCGGTTTCAGCGTGCCGGCATACATCCGGGCCAACTGGACCGTCACCGGCACCGGCGGCGCGTTCACCGCGCTGTGCGGGTTCTCCCGGAACGTCACCTACAGCTGATCTGGGGCGGGCCCTGTGGCCGAAGTCCGTATTTCGGTCGAGTTCGAGGGGCTCGATCGCGTCAAGGAAGCGGTCCGCCGCATCCAGGACGCGATCGAGCCGCCCTCGCTTCCCGAATCGTTGGGCGCGGGCGCGGACGTGTTCGTCGAGTCGATGCGCGCGATGGCCCCGCGCCGGACGGGCCGACTGGCCTCCTCGATCGACAAACACCGCGATGGGGACGGCTGGACGATCACCGGAAATACGGTCTACAACAACATCCAGAACAAGGGCGGGGTGAACATTCCCCGCAATGGCCCGTTCATGCATTTCCAGATCGACGGGCGCTGGATCATGGCCCGGGAAGTCCACATTCCAGCCACACACTACGTGCAAAGGGCTTTCGACGCGGGCGTTGGCCCGGCCGCCGAGGCAGCTAAGGCCGAAATCAACCGCAAGATCGAAGGCTGAGCGTCAGTTCGGCCTGGTTACAGGAGGAAATACGTGTCTGACGAATTCGACTATCCCGTTGTCGGCTCAGCGTCCGAACTTGGCGGCGGCGTGGTCAGCGAGCTGGTCACCGTTCACTCGTGGAAGCAGCGGGTGAATGTGCAGGAGCTCACCGGTGAGGAGTTGGACGCCTACCGCGAGGGCATGTACGTCATCGACAAGACCGACCTGACCCTGTCGATGAAGAACAACACCCTGCGGCTGCTCACTTTCGCGCTGCGCGACGCCAACGGCAACCGGCTCTATCCCAACCTCGAGCGCGGCGTCGCGGAGCTGGGCAAGAAGCCCTCGGGTGGGCTGGAAGTGCTGGCGAAGGTGGCGCGGCGGCTCTCGAAGCTCTCCGACGACGACGCCAAGGACCTTGAGGGAAAATCCGGAGCCGGCCCGACCTCCAGCTCCAAGGACGACTCGCCCTCGCCCTCGGAAAGTCTCGCACTGAGCTCCTGAGGCTGCCGGCGTCCGAGTTCGCGTTCTGGACCGCCTACGAGCGCGTCCAGGGCCCGATCGGGCACGCCCGCACCGACCTGGACGTCGCGTGGCTGGCCATGCACATGATCGCGCCCTATCGCGGCGAGGACAGCCCTGACCTTGATCTGTCGAGCTTTGTGATCCCCCACGGCACGCAATCCGATCAGGACGAGGAGGTGTGGGACTTCTATGGCTGATTCCGGCCTGACGATCAAGATCGATGCGCAGGCCGCGGAAGCCATTGCGATGATCAAGGCGCTCAAGGAGGAGCTGGCCGGACTCAACGATCAGACGGTCAAGATCGAGGTCGACACCTCCGGCGTCGAGGCCGCCAAGGCTGAGCTGGATCGGGTCGAGGAGGCCAAGCGGGAGGTCGCGGGCACCGCGAAGATCGACATTGACACGACCGGCGTCACGGCCGCCGAGACCGAGCTGGAGCGGGTCGAGGAAGAGGAGAAGAAGGTCGCCGGCTCCGTCAAGATCGACATTGATACGACCGGCGTCGCGGCGGCGAAGGCCGAGCTGACCGAGGTCAAGGCGCGCGAGGACGAGGTAGCCAAGACCGTCCACGCCAAGGTCGAGGCGGACACCCAGCAGGCCAAAATCGACTTCGAGCTGCTCAAGGGCCTCGAGGCCGAAGTCGGCAAGACCATCCACATCAAGGCCGACGCCGACGTCGGGACCGCCATCGCCGCGCTGACGGAGCTTAAGGCCGTTGAGGAGCTAGTCGGTAAGAAGATTCACATCGACGTCGATGTCGACTCCGCCGCCGCGAACATCAAACTCCTCGAGGCGGGGGCGGCGGGGGCCGTATCCGAGTTCGGCAAGCTCGGAGGCGCGGCCACGGAGGCTGGGTCCAGCGTCTCCAGCGGCATGGGGCAGGCCTCCGGCGCGGTTGGTGTGGTCACCCAGGCGATCGGGGCCGTCACGCAGGCCGCCGCCTACTCGGCCGCCGGGATGGGCATCCTCACCGCCGCGGTGGGCGCGCTGGGCGTGGTGTCGGTCGCCTCGTTCGCCGGCTTTGGCGGGGTCATGCTCGCCGCCGGCGCGGGAATCATCGGGCTCACCGAATCGGTGGCCAATGCCCACGACGAGATGGACAAGCTCAACGCCGACTTCGCCACCACGCACGCCCAGATCGACCAGACCCAGGCGAAGCTGGCGGCGCTCACCAAGCAGCCGTGGACGCCGAAGGTACAAGCGGACACCGAGGCCGCTCAGGCGAAGCTGCTGGAACTGAACACCCATCTGCACCAGCTCGAGGACAAGAAGTGGGCGATTCAGATGAAGGTCGAGGTAGCGGATATCACCAAGCCGCTGCACGACGTCATTACCCAGTTCAAGGCCGAGTTCCTCAAGGCCATGCCGGAAATCTCGGCGCCGCTGAAGAAGGCGTTCCAGGAGATCGCCGGGGTGGCCAAGACCGCGATCGACCCGATCATCGCATCCGCCAAGGAGTTGGCTACCGCATTCCAGCGGATCACCCATGATCTGGCCCCCGCGTTCGCGTCGTTCTTCAAGAACCTCCCCGCCCTGGTCAGTGCGGGAATCGCGCCGATCGAGCGGATGTCGCAGGAGTTCGGGAAGCTCGCGGACAAGGCCGCGAAGGATGCCGTGCCGGCGTTCAAGGGCCTGATGACCTCGATCGGTGAGTTCGGCGCGAAGCTGTTGCAGATCGGCGCGGAGAACATCACCCCGCTCATCAAGCAGCTTGACTCGATCGTCCAGCACGCCACCAGCATGGCCGAGCAGCTGAAGCCCGCGATCAAGCCCGCGATGCAGGCGTTCACCGACTTGCTCAACGCCGTGCTGGACGCGGTCGGCCAGAGCAGCGAAGAGATCAAGAAGTTTGCGACGACCGTGTCCAGCCAGTCCTCCAACATCCGCGGCGAAATCGTATCGGTCACCAAGATCGCGGGAACCCTGGGCACGTCCTTCGTGACCGCGGTGGGGGAAGCCGAGCCGGAGTTCAAGCAGCTCGCCGATTCCGTGAGTGCGCACGCCCCCGAAATCACCACGGTCCTCAAGGCCGTGATCAGCACGCTCATCCTGCTCGGTAAGGCCATCGACATCGTTGTCACCGGCATCGGCGGGCTCATCGAGGGCCTTACCTGGGTCAGCAACAAACTGCAGGAGTTCAATAACTGGGCGAGCAGGACTGGGGATTCGGTCCGTTCTTGGATCGCGGGCTTTACCGGCGCCAAGGACGCGGGCAACGACCTGAAGAACGGCGTCCAGGACATGGCGCCGCCGATCGAGCAGCTGGATAAGGACCTCGACGAGGCGGGGAAATCCGCCCAGGGCGCGACCCCCCCGACCCGGGGACTAGGCGACGCCGCCAAAGACGCGGCTCCCAAGATCGACGGGGCGGGAAAATCCGCCCAGGACGCCGCTCCGCACATCGACGCGATGAACAAGTCTGCCGATGCCACCAAACCGCCGATGGACAGTGCTGGCCAGTCCGCCGGGAAGATGGGCCAGGACGTCACCAAGGGTTTCCAGACCGCCAAGGACGGCGCGGACACCTCGGTCAAGGGCATGACCACCGACCTGGACAAGCTCAAGACCGCGATGGGGTCCCAGCTCACCAGCGCGGTCACCACGTTGGGCTCCGACTTCCAGGCCCTCGGGGAGAAGTTCGCCGCGGCGGCCACGCCGCTGGAGAAGCTGGTCACCGACTTCAAGAACCTCGGCACCAACATCCAGACCCTCAATGCGCCGTTCAAGGCATTCGCGGACGCTTTCAAGCTGTTCGCGGATCAGGTCAGGCAGCTGACCCAGTGGGCACAGTTCGTGAAGGACTTCCAGGCCTTCGCCCAGGCGCTGGCGCAGCTGACCCAGTGGGCGCAGTTCGTGAAGGACTTCACCACCTTCGCCGCCCAGCTCAAGGGCATTGCCACGGTGTGGACGCAGTTTGTGAAGGACTTCACCACGTTCGCCACAAACCTCAAGGCCATCGCCGCGATCTGGACGCAGTTCGTCAAGGACTTCAAAGACTTCGTCACCGCCCTGGGGCAGATGGGGAACACGTTCTCCAAGTTCGTGACCGACATGGCCGCGCTGAGCCAGGCCCTCAACGGCCTGGCGGAGAAGCTCAAGGCCGTCTCTGACGCGATGAAGGCGTTGCAGCAGGCGGCCACTGGGGTCGCCGACGCGCTCAAGAAGGCGCTGGCGGGCGCGGCGCAGGACGCGCAGAAGCTGGCCGAGGCGCTGGCGAAGGCCTCAGCCGGGATGAAGGGTCTCAGCGACAACGCCGGGAACGCGGCCCAGAACATGGCGGTACTGGGTCTGGTCGCCCAGAAGCTGGCCGATGACACGCTGCCGAAGCTGGACAAGGAGCTGCAGGACAAGGTCAAGGACCTGAAGGGCCTCAGCAACCAGCTCAAGGGCACCGGTAAGGACCTCGACGACTTCGGGGGGAAAGCTCAGAACAACGGCGACAAGCTGAAAGGCTTCGGCGACAAGCTGCGTGAGATTCCGCCAAAGCTCGCGCCGCTGCCGGGCGATCTGCGCAAGGCGTCCGCCGAGATGGACAAACTGGGTCAGAGCGCCCAGCGCGCCGGGCAAGCCGCGCAGGGCTCGACCGGAGGCCTGCAGAGCTTGGGCAAGGCCGCCCAGCAGGCCGGTCAGGGTGCCCAGCAGGGCGCGCGGGGCATCGAGCAGCTGGGCAAGGCCGCCACGGGCGCCGGCCCGGCGATCGACCAGCTCCGCGCCCCCGCCGGCAACGCCGCGCGCATCCTCGGCGAGCTCGGCCAGAAGGGACAGGAGGCCAGCAAGGGCGTCGATTCGGTCGGGAAGGCCGCGACCGGTGCCGGGCCGGGCTTGGATCAACTGCGCAACGCCACGGGGAACGCGAAACGCCTCCTCGGGGAGCTTGGTCAGGAAGCGCCGAAGGCGGCCCGCAGTATTGATCAACTGGCCAGCACCACTCAGCAGGACGCCGGGAAGATCGGCTCGGCCGCCCAGCAGATGGGGACGTCGTTCAAGGCCGGCGTCCAGGGCATGGCCAACGCCGCCCGGCAGGCTCCCCAGCAGATTTCGCAGCCGATCAATCAGGCCATGCAGGAGGCGAAGAGCGCGGTCGATCAGGGCGCCCAGGGGATGCAGGGGTCCATGCAGCAGGGCATGCAGGGCGTGCAGAGCGCGGTCGAGCAGGGCGCCCAGCAGATTCCGCCGCCGATGCAGCAGGCCATGCAGGAGTGTCAATCCACGGTGGAGCAGGCGGCTCCCCCGATGAAGCAGGCCGGCGAGAACTTGTCCCAGGGCGTCGCTGATGGCATCCAGGAGAAGGGCTACGAGCCGCCGGCCGCCGCGGCGAAGGTTGCGAAGGCAACCGTGGACGCGTTCAACAAGGGCCTGGGCAACGCGTCCCCGTCGGTATTCGGTCACGCGGCCGGCGAGAACTTGGATCACGGTGTCGCCGCGGGCATCCTCGCCGCCGGGACGCTGGTGTTCTACAGCGCCGAGCGGACCGGTAAGGGCGCGGTTGACTCGGCGGCCCACGCCATGGCGACCGGCGCGGAGAAGACCGGCGAGCTGTTCGCCACCTCCCTGGCGAATGGGATCAAGCGTGGGTTCGGGGTCGTGCAGGCCACCGCCGCGGGGTTGGCCACGGCCGCGTCCCTGGAGGCCACCAACACCCTGGCCCGGATGGGACTGACCGGGGTCGCCGGGTCGGGCGCGTCCACGTTGCCGGGCATGCAGGTGGTCACGATTCCGGCCGCCACCTCGGGCTCGAACTCGAACAACCAGGTGCACGTCAAGTGCTATATCGACGGGGTCGAGCAGCGGATCAAGTACGAGATTCGGCGGAACAACGAGCAGCTCGCGCACTCCTACCGAGGGCAGCGGTAGATGCCGGGGACGACCGTCACCCTGCGCCCCAACTCGACCCAGCAACTCGGCTCATGGACGGTGGTCGGCGCCGCCAACGCGCACACCGCGCTGTCAGACAACACGGACACCACCTATGTGCAGCTGGTCCCGCGGTGTCGAACCAACGACCAGGTGCTGCGCGTCGGGTTCCCGGCCCCGACGCCCCCGGCCGGGGCGCAGATTTTCTCGGTCGCGGTGCGCCGTCGGGTTCAGACCGTGGTGCCGCCGGCGCCGCAACCGCAGTGCAGCCACTGGTTCCGGTGTAACAGCCCCAGCCTGGTCGGTCTGGTCACCACGCTGGTCGTGGACCTGCTGCGGTTCTTCTTCTGGTCCCGCTGCCCGCAGCAGCCCACCTCGGTGTGGATCGAGGAGACGCTGCCCGCGCAGCTGACCGACCCGAACGGCAACCCGTGGACTGTGGCCGGGAGCTTCAGCCCCTTCTACTACGACCTGGGCCGGGACGACACCAACGCCAATCCCCTGCGGATTTCCGAGGTGTACATCGACGTCACCTACATCCAGCAGTCCACGATCACCGTCACGGCTCCGACCGGCACGATCACCGCCACCTGCCGCCCGACCGCCACCTGGACCTACGCCAGCCCGGACTCGTTGCCCCAAGCCGCCTCGCAGGTGGCGGTCTACACGGCGGCGCAGGTGGCCGCGGGTGGGTTCCAGGCGTTTGTCACCCCGCCGCTGCAGCAATCGGGCTGGGTGCTGGGGGAGAGTCTGCAGTGGACCCTGGCCGCCGACCTCGTCAACGGCAGCTACTACGCCTACGTACAGGTCTCCCAGCAGTGGACCGGGCCGGGCAGCTTCGTGTCCGGGGTCGCCTCAACTAACTGGACCCAGTCCATCTCGGGCGCCCCGGTCGCGGTGTTGCAGACTGCCGCGTTCGACGCCACGTACAACCGGGTGCAGCTGGTCATGCTGCCGTCCTCGTCGAGCCCGACCACCTATGCGTACGCGGTGCAGGTGTCCCGGGACCTGGGTGCCACGTGGGGGCCGGTGCGCGGTGGGCTGCTCATCGCCGCCACCGGGATGACCCCGCTGACCCTGTATGACCACGAAGCGCCACTAAATCAGGCGTCCCAGTACCGGGTGCTGTCCTACGGGCAGACCGGGTCACTGCTGTTCCCCGCCTCGGCGTTTTCCTCGACCCTGTCAGTGACCCCTTTCTCTGAGGGGCACTGGCTCAAGGACCCGCTGAACCCGCTGCTGAACTCGCCGCTACCGGTGTTGTACCTGGGCGACACGGTGGTCCAGAAGAAGGTGCAGGGCACCTTCGAGCCGCTTTCCGGGGGCGCGTTCGCGCAGAAGATCGTGGTCAACGGTCCGATGTACGGCATCGAAGGCACCCTGAACCTGATCTTCCACCACAAGCAGGCCGGCGACCTGTTCGCCGCCTTCCAAGCGCTGGAGTCTTCCCGGCACATCTTGCTGCTGCAGAGCCCGACCGGCGAACAGCACTACATCGCCCTGGGCCCCGGCGCCTCCGGCTCAGACAAGACCTGGATGTGGGACATCATCCCGGGCACCAACCAGGTCAAGTACCGCAAGCTCACCGTCTCGTACACCGAGACCGCCGCCCCCCCGATCACAACGTAGGCGGGAGGGGCCGTGCTCGGCGTATCACTCGCTTTCCAGGACGCGGTCAGGCGATCGCATACCGCCATGTGCGAGATGGACGTGATCGGCCCCAACGGCCAGGTGATCATGACTATCCCGGTGCACGACGGGTCGGTGACCGCGGACCGCACCGCCGGGCAGATGCGCCGGTTCACCGCCATGATCGCCGATCCGGACGGCACGCTCACGCCGGCCACGATGGCTGACGCGCTCGCGCCGTTCGGGAATTCGGTGCAGCTGTGGCGTGGCGTCCGTATCGAGAATATCCAGACCGTCTCGGACCTGGACAACGACGTTGCCTCATGGGCGGACGGCACGAACAACGGCACGTCCACCGACCCGGCGACGGGTGAATTGATTCTCGGCTGGGTCTAGGCCCACCTGTCCCATCACCGGGCGTTCTTTTGCCCTGCGCGCGTGCGGGAGTTGATCATGGCCAATAACGTATTCACGTACGCCCGTGGATGCTTCGTGGAGAAGGTTAAGTTCCCCTTGGGCACGGACGCCTTGTTGTTGATCCTGCTGAAGTCCACCGGCCTGCAGGCGGACACGACGCTGCGGAACTATCAGACGGTTGCCGCCATGCTGGCCTCGAACACCGAGGCGGATTTCACTAACTATGCCCGCAAGGTGATATCGGGCGGGGTCACGATCACCACGGATACGACCAACAGCAAGCAGACGATCACGTTCTCTAACCCGACTTGGGCCGCCGCGGGCGGGGCGGTGAACAACACCCTGGGCAAGCTCGTCGTCGCCTACCGGCCCACCTCCGGGTCGCTCGATTCCGCGTGCCTACCACTGACCTACCACGATTTCTCGGCCACCACGACCGGGTCCGACCTTCTGGGACAGGTCTCGGGGTCGGGCCTGGCGCTGGCCAGCTAACGTGCCCTATCCGCTGCAGTTCCTGGACATGGAACATGGGGAACTGAGCACTACCTCGTTCCCCGTCAACCTGGGGGCTAACTGGCAGCCTGGCGACGCGCGAATCATTTTCTACTCGTCGTGGAACTCCAACCCGCCTCCCAGCATCACGGTGCCCTCCGGGTGGTCGAAACTGAGCGAGGCGGGCGGGTCCGCCGGTAGCTCCGACGCGTACCTCGTGATCTTGTTCAGGCTCCTCGCCGCGGGCGCGACAGGCGGAACCGCGACCGTATCCAGTCTCATGCTCAATGGGCAGTACACGGCCGTCACCGTACGCAACTTTTACCCTTCTCAAACAACTCTCTCCCCGAATAGTTTCTTCGGGAGCGGGGGGAGTACCAGTTCCGTGGCGCTTCCCGGCATCACCGCGACGGGTCCCGGCGTTGATCTGGTATTCTTTAATACCTTCCAGAACGCTATCGGGCTGCCCTCTGGGTACACGGAGATAACCTCCGCGGATAATTCAGGCAGCCACTACGCCGGAGACACGCCCAGCACTCAACTTGGGTACATCCTGTGCGGGAAGTCCGTAGCCGGAGCCGGGGCACTACCGACGGTCGCGGTCCAACCGGCGCTCACGACGTCCTTGGCTTACGGATTCCGTATCGGCCTGCGCACCAATCCCGATATCACCGCCACCATCGGGGTCACCACCACCGAGGCTGACACCGCGAACGCGGTCACCCCTTCCTTGCAGGCTCTGGTTACCCGGTCCATCGGTACCGCGGTCACCGAGGTCGACACGGCGGGGCAGGTCTTCTCCCCGCTCACTGGATACCGGATCAGCGAACCGATCACGTTGCCGGGCACTCCGCTCACCGCGTCGCGGGTCAAGTGGAGCGCACGCACCTTCGCGGCTGGCTCCTCGGTGCTGGTGGAGACCAGCATCGACGGCGGGGTCACCTGGCAGGCCGCCACCAACAACGGGCCCATCCCGAACCTGCGCTACGGGAACACCACCGCGACCGCGGTCATGTCGCGGGTCACGCTCACCCGGGCTCTGAAGACCGACCCGACGCCGCGGGTGGCCTCGCTCGAGCTGCTCGGGTCGTTCGACTCGGGCACCGACGAGATGGTCTCGCTCGGCGTGTTCATGATCAACGGTGTGCGGATGACCGAGTCCGGAGGGAACTCCGGCAGCTCGGGCAGCTCCGGCGGCGGGGGGGACGGCATCACCAGCTCCGGTGGCGGGGCCTCCGGTAGTGGCCTGGCGATCGAGCTCACCGGTGTCGACCTGTCCGGGAAGATCAGCCGCAACAAGTGGCTGGACGTCTACTACATCCCGGCGGGCACCAACTACGCCACGGCCATCCAGCTGCTGCTCGACAACCGGCTCCCGGGCCTGGCCTACAACTTCGCCACCACCGAACAGGTCACCCCGCTGTTGCTGTTTGGTACCAGCCAGGACTCTGACCCGTGGAAAGACGCCCAGGAACTCGCGGACGCGATCGGGTTTGAGCTGTTCTTCGATGCCCGCGGCATTTGCACCCTGCGCCAGGCTCCGGACCCGCAGTTGGGTGTGCCCGTGTGGGACCTGGACGACACGACGAACCCGACGGTCGTGGCGATCGACCGGGGCCTCACCGACGATCAGACATTCAACTACATCATCGTCCAGGGCGTCTCGGCAAACAACGTCGCGCCCGTGCAAGCCGTGGCGTTCGACAACGACCCGTCCTCGCGGACCTACGTCTACGGACCGTACGGCTTCAAGCCCTACATCTACCAGAGCAACGGGATCACCACCGTGGCCCAGGCCCAGGCCGCGGCGAACGCGCTGCTGAACATCGTCAAGGGTGCCTCGGAGACCGTGGCGCTGACGATGGTGCCCAACCCCGCGCTCGAGCCGGGCGACATCTCCTCGGTTTCCGCCGGCAACGCCAAGGCGCACGGTAACTACGTGCTCAACTCGCTGACTACGCCGCTCTCGGCCGCCGAGGCACAGGTCGCTATCGGCTTCCGTCAAACCTAGGAGCCGCCGTGACCATGCCCGATATGTCGATCGATGAACTGGCGCGACTGTGGGCGCGGAAGGACTCGCTGTCGCGGGTATCCCCCCAGCCCGTTTCACAGATGCACCAGGGCGTCATCCAGGCGGTTGGCGGGGGCGGCACCAGCTGCTCGGTGACCATTAATGGTGGCTCAAGCGTGGTCCCGGGGGTCCCTCTCCTGCAGCCGTACTCGGCGGTATACCCGCCGCATGTAGGGCACACGTGCTGGATTCAGCAGGTCGGTAAGACCGCGGTGATCCTCGGTCAGCATGTTGTTGCCGGTGTGGGGTCCGGCTACATCACTATCCCCTGATCCGAACCTAGCGCGGGAGGGGAGCTCACCGTGTCGACGACAGATGTTTTCGCTTCCACTTCCACGTGGACGTGCCCCGTCGGGGTGACCACGGTGTGGGCGCGGTGTTGGGCCGGCGGCGGCGCGGGCGCCGGGGTCACCGTTAACGTGGGTTCCGGGTCGTTGTGCGGCGGCGGTGGGGCAGGCGGCTGCTACGCCGAGAAGACCGCGTACGCCGTTACCCCCGGTGTTAGCTACACGGTCACCGTCGCCGCCACCATGTCCGGCAGCACCGGGAACGGCGGCACCGGCAACGACACCTGGTTTGACAACACCACATCCGGCGTGCTGGCCAGGGGCGGCGCGGGCGGGTCCAGCCCGGCGATCGACAACGTGCCCGGCCCCGGCGGTCTCGGCTCCACAACGGGTTGTGTCGGCGACACCGTGTACGCGGGTGGCAACGGCGCGGCCGGGAACAACGACAACACCACCACGTTCGTCGGGGCCGGCGGCGGCGGGGCTGGTAGTGGGGCGGCCGGCTCCAATGGTTCGGGAACGGCGGGCGGCGGCGGGGGGTCGGCGCTCGGCGGTACCGGCGGCAACGGCCGCACCACCCAAGGCAACGGCAACAACGGTTCGACCTACGGCGGCGGCGGCTCGGGCGGGTTCACTACGTCGACCACCGACGTGTCCGGCGGCAATGGCGCCGCTGGCCGGCTAGAGCTCGAATACACCCCGGCACCCATTCCCGGTGGAAGCTACAGCGTCCGCGTTGCCGCCGCCGCCGACACGTCGATCACAGCGGCCCCGGCCACGGTGGACGGCATCACCCCCGCGGTAGGAGATGTGGTGCTGCTGAAGGGGCAGACCGACCCGACGGAGAACGGGCCTCGGGTGTGGAACGCGGCCGGGGCGGCGATGCCATTCGATACCGGGTGGGACATCACCGCGTTGCAACCCATACGAATCCAGACGGGCACCTATGGGGGTGCCACCGCGCTCTACGCGGGTGAGCTGCCCATCACGCTCGGCACAACCCCGCTGGTGTTCTTCATCTACTCCCCCGGGAAGCAGTCCGGGTTCACCACACCCTGCCCGGCGGTCCCGTCCGGCGGGATGTGGATTGTGTCGCACAGTCTGGGCAGCCGCTATCTGCTCTGCCAGATCGCCCGCACCGGGTCACCGCAGGATTTTGTGACCATCGGGCCGGGCGCGTGGGTGGTGGAACGCACCTCGCTGAACGCGTGCACTGTCCGGCCACCGTCCGCGGTCGCGTTCGGGGAATACGAAATAATGGTGCAGCGCATCAGCCTTGATGTCATCGGCCCCGGTACTATTCATATTTGACGGCGTGGTCGGGATGCTCGTCTCTCAGGCCGGAGGCACCACTGACGTGCTGGTCCCTGAAGGAGCCCGGTGATCGGTATCGATCCGCTGCTCGCGTGGGTCCACCTAGCCCGCTACCTGTCCCCGGCGCAGGTGGGCCCGGTGAACCCAAGCGTCCTGGAAAGTTACGGCCCCGGCGGCGTCATTGCCCTGATCTCGCTCGGGTTCACGTGGGTGATGTTCCGGCGTTTCGAGCAGACCCTCGATTTGGAGCGGCAACGTTCCGCACGAGCCGAGGATGAGCTGCGGGAACTGAACAAGACCACTCGGGACCTGACCATCCCCGCTGTCACCAAGGCGACCGAGGCGATTACCGAAGCCATGAAAGTCCTTCGGAAGGATCACCCGCTGTGAGTCCGGACTGGCGACGAGAGGACACCGAGGAGTTGAAGGAATCCCGGCGGGTGCAGGCCGAGCTAGCCGAGTCGGCCGCGATCTTATCGAATGTGTCCCAACGGTTACTCGCTTTGGTGGCCGAGCTCAACGCTGAGCTGGACGAGAAGAGGAGCGATCGTGAGTGAAGACGACGACCGTCGTCGTAGGGAACTCGCGGCGAGCGCGGCCACCCTCGCTACGCAAGTCGGCCTGCTGACCAACCGGTTGGACCTGTCAAATCAGCGGGTCGCCGACCTGTCCGCCCGCAACGAGCGCTTGAGCAAGCGGGCCAGCCAGCACTCGTGGTGGATCGTGGCCACCGTCGCCGGGCTGATCCTCGACGTGGCGCTCACGATCTTTTTGTTCAGCTCGAATGCCGAGCTACGTTCCACCAACGTCCGGCTCGAAAGTTCCGTGCGTGAGCAGTGTGCATTCAATGCGCTGGTCCTGGGTTCTTATCGCCCGGAGTCTCGCCCGGCGGGCCCGGATCGTGATCTGTACGAGGCCGCGTTCGCCAGGATGCGCCAGTCCTACAAGACGCTGGAATGTGCCACTCCGATCGTTCCCCCGGCCGTGCCTCGTTAGGAGCTCGTATGCCAGTACTCACTCCGTACGTCCACACCTACGATCGTGTCGATCCGCGCTTGGGCCGGATCGTCGTGCACGACCCTCGCTCGTGGAATTACCCGCTCCCCCGCCGATCCCGCCCGACCACGCGTATCTCCTGGGCCCGTAACGGCAAGGTGTTCGATCAGGGGCAGCTCGGGATGTGCACCGCGACCGCCGGGCTTGGGCTGGCGATGACCGCGCCATTCTCCACTGGTCAGCAGTACGACGAGTTTGACTGCCAGCAGCTTTACCGCGAAGAGACCCGCCTCGACGACTCCGAAATCCCCGGCCACTGGGAGCCCACCGACACCGGCTCATCCGGCCTGTGGCTGATGAAGGCGATGCAGGCGCGCGGCCTGATCGGTGAGTACTTGCACGCGTTCGACCTGGACTCGGCGCTCGGCGCGCTGGTGACCGGCCCGATCGCGGTCGGGTCCATCTGGCTGCGGGGCATGTCCACCCCGGACCGATCGACGGGAGTCATCCCAGTCAACAAGCGCGACCGGGTGGTCGGCGGCCACGAGTATGTGATCGACGGCTACGACCCGGCCACGGACATGGCGGACATGACCAACAGCTGGGGCACCGGATGGTCGATCAATGGTCGGGCGAAGATTCGTGCGGCCGACCTCGGTTGGTTGCTCTCACAACAGGGCGACGTCGTGCAGCCAACCGTCGCAGCACCCGCACCGCCCCCTCCCCCGCCGGCTCCCAGTGACGCTGACGCTGCCCTGGTGGCCGCGTTCGACGCCTTCGCGGGCCAGTTCACCACGTGGCGCGCATCGCGGCCTTGGGCCGTCTGAGAGCGCCCTGTACGGCCCGCTGAGGGCCTCAATCGTCCTCCCGGTATCTCCGGGTGGGTGTCCTGACGGAAGGTTGATCATGTTCCGACGTACCCTGCTGTCGCTGGGGGCTTCCCTGGCGTTCAGCATCATGGGGGCTGGGGCGGCCAGTGCTGAGACTCCCACGCCCACCCCGGACCCGACCCCGCCGCCGGTGGCCCAGAACTCGCAGGGCAACAACGGCAACGCGCAGAACAACGGCGGCCTGCTCGGCAACGTCGGGTCGGGTAACAACATCCTGGGCGGCACCGAGACCACCACACCCACCACCGTCACGACTCCTCCCGCGACCACCACCGTCACCACCACGCCCACTCCTGTGCCGTGCACGGTGGATCGCAACCCGTTCATCCCCGGTTGCCAGAACTCCGGCCCGATCGTCGGCGGGTCTCGGCATGACCGCTTCGATGGCCGGTTCATCATCATCGACGGCGGGCCCCGGCTCGACGTGTGCGGCTATGGCAGCTACAACGACCTGGTCAACCGCAACCTGGTGTTCCGGGACCGGTTCGGGCAGGTGTTCGGCGCTGACCCGATCCGCAGGTTCGACGACCTGCGCCGCACCTGCACCGTCACCACCCAGAGCGGCAACTGCACCACCGTCACGACCATCTTCAACGACTATCGGGCGACGGTGGGCCGGTGGAATGACCTGACGCGACGGTTCAGCTCCGCTGACCTCGTCCGCCTGCACCGCGCCGAGCTCGACACCGTCTACCGGGACCGGCTGCGGCTGGCCGACCAGTTCAACCGCACCCGCAGCACCGTGAACACGGTGTGCCAGGCGCCGACGACGCTCAACACGATCGTTGTTGCGTCGCCCCCGGTCGCCTACACCACGCCCGCCCCTGTGGCCGCTGCACCGGCCCCGGTGTACACCGCACCGTCCCCCGGCGGTCAGGTGTCGACCATCCCCCAGGGCAGTGTCAATACGGGGGGAGAGGGGCCCGGTTGGTTCCGCAAGTTACTCGATTGGGTGACCTACCTAGTAAGCTAGGGAGTAGTAACGATGAGGACCCCGGCGCCGGCTGGCACCGGCCCGGGGCATGGCCGACTGTGAAGGAGTCGACGTGTCAGAGGTTAGTCGCGAACTGGAGCGGTGGCTACCAGTCCCTGGTTACGAGGGGTTCTACGAGGTCAGTAATCTGGGGAAAGTGCGAAGTCTGCCCAGGGTTATTGAAAAGTCAAACGGCGCGCGGATGACTCTCCGGGGCCAGATGCTGAAGCCGTACGACTCTGGAGACGGGCACGTTCGTGTTCGTCTCCAGAAGGTCGGGCACATAGTCGATCGGTACGTACATCAGTTAGTCCTCGAAACTTTTGTAGGGCCGCCCCCGCCGGATACCGAGGGTTGCCATTGGGATGGCAATCCACAGAACAACCGGGTGGATAACCTCCGTTGGGATACCCGGTCCGAAAACATACGGGATAATGTTCGGCTAGGCCGGCACGGTATGTCATCCCGCACGCATTGCCCCCGGGGCCACGAGCTTACAGCTCCTAACTTGGTACCCAGCGATGTCTTGCTCGGTAGGCGAGCTTGTCTGGCCTGTGCTCGCGCTAACTCTAACAAGAGGCGTGCGAATGAGCGGGGCGATATGTCCTGCTTGGTGTCGAGGGCCGGTCGCTCCGCTCGCATTGTGCACGAGGCCACGCGTTTATAGCAGAGAATCTCGTTGCCAGCAAGGATAATGTGCGTAGATGCCGTGCGTGCCATAAGGGTTCAGCTAGTGTTCTTAACGCTAAGGCTAGGGGCATAGCAGTGGATATTCAAAGCGAATCTGATCGATATTATCTAAAACTGGTCCAGTGAAGTCCCCGCGACGGCGTGTCTGGCCATGGCTCTTCGGGGCCATGGCCAGCGCGGTGGTCCTCACCGGGTGCGACCTTGGCGGGGCGTACTCGAGCGTTCCGGCCGAACTGGCAGCACCGGGCGGTGCGCAGCCGCTCCCAGCCACCGTGCCGGCCGCGCCCGGCGTCACCCCCACCGCGCTGCGCATCCCCTCGATCAAGGTCAATGCGTCCGACTGGCAGATGGTCGGCGTGGACAAGGACCAGGCCATCGAGGTGCCGTCGGTCAAGACGCCGCAGAAGCTCGGCCTGTACTGCCCGACCTGGAAGGCCACGAAGGAGACCTGCGGCGCCCCCATCCCTGGCGCGCGGGGGCCTGCCGTCGTGCTCGGCCACGTCAACGGTGGTGGCAAGAACGGGGTGTTCGCGCACCTGGCCGAGGTGAAGCCGGGCGCGGTGGTGGAGCTGGATCGCAGTGACGGCAAGACCGTGCGGTTCCGAGTGGATCGAGTCCAGATCATCGCCAAGAAAGCGTTCCCGACTAAGGACGTCTACAGCGACACTGCCGGTTCAGAGCTGCGGCTCGTGACGTGCGGACCCGGAGCCCTGGAGACACTGCCCAACGGCCAGAGGTCCTACGTCCAGCAAACAATCGTGTTCGCTTCGCTCGTCACGTGACCGCATACGGCGATCTCGATCCCGAGATTGCCGTCCGGTTCTTCATGGCCCGGCCCGCGCGTATCCGTAAGACCGTGGCCAACCATCGCCGCGCCGTGGATGGCCCGTGGTGCGTGTCCCATGACGAGCACTGGCCGTGTTTCGTGCTGCGCTGCGCCGAAGCGGCGCGGGAGCGGCTTCACCCGTAAAGGAGGCGTCGCCGTCATGACCACCCACTCGCAGCCGCCGCGTCAGGACCCGGCGCGGTGGTGGCCGGCCACCCGCGAAGAGTTCGACCGTCGAATGACCGTGGTCGAACACACCCTCAAAAGCATCGACCGCCACGTCCTGGCGATCGAGCAGAACATCACTCACTTAGGAGAGACGATCATGTCCGTGCAGGACGACGTCAACGCCGCCGCTACTGCCCTCGCGGAACTTACCGCGAAGGTGACCAGCGACGACAACGCACTGACCACCGCCGTGACTGCCATCCAGGCATGGATCGACTCTCAGCCGGCCAGTGTCGACACCTCGGGCCTGGCTAGCACAGTGAGCGCGCTCAGTGCCGCTGTGGACCAGAACTCCGCCGATATCGCGGCGGCGGCTGCGTTGGTCCCCGCCCCGCCCGCGTAGTTCCTCGATCCCCGACCTGGGTCCGCGCGCCTCCTGTCGTGGACCCAGGTCGGCCCATGTCATCGGTCTACCGCCACCGAGTGATCGACCGTCCAGTCCTTGAGGCAGTGCGCGCAGTTACGTGTAGCGACCGAGCCCCGCACCTCGGTCACCAGGTGCACGTCGGCCGTGCCGCAGTTCGGGCAGGTGCCGAAGGCGTCTGCCGGCGAGGCGGGCTCGGCGGCGGCTATTAGTTGCCGGAGAGTCTCCGCCTCGCGGAGTTCAGACCACGATTTGTCGATCTTCTCCTGGCGCAGCAGGTACCAGCGAGCACAGTAGAAGGTGAACAGGCCGAGCAGGAGCAGTGGCCAGAGCTTCGTGGCAACGAAGGCGCAGAGTCCGACAGTCAGGAGCCAGGCGGCCGCAGCGGTGCTACCGCGTCCGTGGCGGAACACCCGCATCCTCATCGGGACTCCTCTCAAGCGGTTCATCGTGGCAGGCCGGGATAGCGTTACGGAAGCGCTCAGTCCACGCAGTGCGCCCAAAGGCCCCTTTTCGCGGCCCGCGCCTCTGTTTCCGCCGCGACGATCTGGGCCTGCTCCTGTACCGGCTTGCGCCCGTAGACGTAGTCACGGCCCATACCGGCGCGGGCGGCCTCGATCGAGTAGTCCCGGCCGTCGTCCAGGCGCACGTAGCGCAGGAGGCGCTGGTAACGATCGCGGTCGGCCTGCGTGGGATCGGACACCAGGGTCACGTGCTGGTTGGTGAGCAGTTGCTTGGCCCAGGCCGACGCCTCGGGACCTCCGCACTCGACCGGCTTGCGGGGGTCCACGACCTCGGGACTGTTGAAGCCCAGAACGCGCACCGCTTCCTGGCCAGTCGGTGTGCTGACGTGGAAGGTGTCGCCGTCGGTGACCTTGACGATGCTCGCGGAGACGTCGGGGCCGACCGGGTGCGTAAGGGTCAGCGCGGGCGCAGTAGCCGGGGCGGCCGAACATGCGGCGGTCAGGATCGCGCAGGCGGCGAGGAGGGGTACGCGGGTCACGGCTCCATTCTCCCTGGCCCTGTCGAGTGAAGGCAGCGTCCCGCCCGGCGAAGGAAGGTACCCCCGATGTCTGACACTCCACTGTTCGACGAGCTGGCCCGTCGATGGCATCCGACGCCGAGCCCAGTGCTACGTACCGCGGCCCCGGTCCCGACGTCGGCCGTGCAGGTGCTCGAGCAGGGCGGCATCCTCCGGGCGGCCGAGGTGGTCGAGCTGGCCACCACCGCCGGGCTGGACCTGGCCGCCGCCGCCACGCTGCTGATCAAGGAATCCGGCGGGGGGCGCAACGTCTGGGGAAGCGATGCGGTGGCCACCGCCGGTACCTACGTCAAAGGCGCTGAGGTCACCAGGACCGTGTACCTGGCCTACAAGGCAGCGGTCCAAGCCGGCCGAGCTGGCCGTCAAGGGGTCGGCCCGTGCCAGCTCACCTACGGCCCGTTCCAGGACCGCGCTGACGCCCTGGGCGGGTGCTGGGACTGGCGGGTCAACGTCCGGGTCGGGTTCGACATCCTGGCCTCCGGCATCAAGGCCAACGGGCTACGGGCCGGCTTTCGCGCCTACAACGGCAGCGGCCCGGCGGCCGAGCGCTACGCCGATGACGCCATGGCCAAGTACCAGTCCTGGAAGACGCGCCTGGCGGGCGCCCCTCCCCCCGCTCCCCCGAAGGAGTCCGACGTGGCCATGATGACCTGGGTCCTGCCGGCCGGCGCCGACCAGGAACGCACCATCCCGGTCCCGATCTTCGACCCAAACAAGGCGGCCGTCCTGTGGATGGTGACCGCGTTCTCGGCGGCCCAGTTCCGGGGGCTGACCTTCGTACGCGACAAGGGCCCCGGCCAGACCCCGGCGCAGGAAGGCTGGGGCGGCGCCGGCCCGTTCACCCTGGCGCCCGATGACCGCCCCAGCTGGCCGCTGCCGGCGGGCTGCACGTCGATCGGGGCGGCCTACAGCAGTGAGCACGACATCGCCGTGATGATCGTGCACCCGGCGATCTGATGTTCAGCCGTTCATTCATCTATGGCTCGGCGGAACGTGCAATCAAGACTATTTGTCAGAGCTTGCTTTCGGTGTGGACGCTCGGAGCTTTCAATGTGTTCTCCATCGATTTCCGCGCAGCCTTCGGGGTGGCCCTGGGCGCCGGGGCGCTGTCGATCCTGACCTCGGTCGTCTCGCAGCCGTTCGGCGATCCGAACTCGCCGTCGGTTTTGACCTATGGCCGGCACGCCAGGAAGGTGGACTGACGTGGCGATTGAGTTCGGCCCCGCTCCGGAAGCGTTGACCGTGAAGCTGGCCGACGATGCCGACTTCGTGCAGTACGTGCGCATCCCGTCACTCGACAGCGCCGGTCAGCCCACCCCGCCGTGGCCGGACGACCAGGCGATCGAGCTGCGCTGGATCAAGGCCAACGGTGACCCGCCGATCGTCTGGACGGCGGCCATCGACCCGGACGACGACCACCTGATGGGCTGGAACGTCGACAAGGCCGTATCCGGTCCGGTCCTGACGTCGTTCCGCTCGAACGCCCTCGTCGCCGCACGTTGGTTCATCGGGGACCTGTACCTGGGTAAGGGCCGGATCAAGGACGTGACCTGATGCCGCTGGAGTTCGGTGTCGGCGCGCCCGATGTCGTCGAGGTCATCCCGTCGACCCCGACTGTCACCTACGCCCCCCGGGTCAGCGAGCTACTGGTCATCCCGGTGGCCGGGCCGACCGGACCCCAGGGGCTCCCCGGAACCCCCGGCGGCAACGGCTACGTGCACACCCAATCCGCCCCGGCCGCTACCTGGATCATCGACCACGGGCTGAACCGGAAAGTCCACGTCACCCTTTTTGATGTCGCTGAAACCGTGGTATTCGCTGACGTCGCACACGGCTCGATTAACCAAACCACTATCACGTTCGCTGATCCGAAGACCGGGTCCGCTTTCATCAGCTAGGAGAATCGCGTGGCGGTTAAATTCTTCACCGGGATCGACGTCCAGTCGCAGCGTATCCTTGCGGTTGCCTCGCCGTCGTCGGCGACCGATGCCGTAAACAAACAGTATGTTGACGATAACTTGGCCGGACTGCGGTGGAAGAATCCGGTCGTTGCTGCTACCACTACCAATGGCACCCTAGCCAGCGCTTACGAGAACGGCGACACGGTTGACGGGGTCACACTGGCCACCAACGACCGTATCCTCCTCAAGGACCAGACCACTCAGACCGAGAATGGCATCTACACGGTCAACGCCTCGGGCGCACCGACGCGGGCCACCGACGCGGACAGTACGGCCGAGCTCAACTCGGCGACTGTCTTTGTGATGGGCGGGACGGTCAACGCGGATCGCGCCTACACCCAGACCACGAACAACGTCACCATCGGCACGCACAACATCGTCTTCGTGCAGTTCGGCGGCGGTGGCAGCACCTACACCGCCAGCGAGCAGGGCATTGAGCTGGTCGGCTCCGAGTTCCGGCTCAAGCTCGATGGCTCCACCTTGTCTCAGTCCGGTTCGGGCGCGCGGATCGGGTCCGGCGCGGCCGGCGCGGGGATTACCGAAGCCTCCGGCGTGCTGGCGGTCAACGCGGGTACTGGCCTTGAGGTTGTCTCTGACGCGGTGCGTATCGCTACTGGTGCGGCTGGTACGGGCCTCACCGGCGGTGGCGGTTCGGCGCTGTCTATCGACACCGCCGTGGTCGCGCGCCGGTACGCCGCATCCATCGGGGATGGGTCCACTACCGCAATCGCGGTTACCCATTCGCTCGGGACTAAGGACGTCATCGTCGGCCTGCGGCTCAACTCCGATGACTCGCACATCTTCGCCGACGTGGTGTCTACTTCCACCACACAGGTGACGGTCACTTTCGCCACTGCTCCGGCTAGCTCGGCAGTGCGGATCGTCGTAATCGCGGCCTGATGCCTGCTTTTAAGACGGCGGTCACGCTTCCCGCCGATGGGTCCTCGGCGCTGCACGCGGCGACGAAACAGCAGATGGACGCCGCCGACGCTACTAAGCAGCCCCTCGACTCCGACCTGACCACGATCGCCGGCCTGACCGCGACGACGGACAACTTCATGGTCGCGGCGAGCTCGGCGTGGGCCAGCCGGACCCCGGCGCAGGCCAAGACGTCGCTGGCGATCACCGAGTCTGATGTGTCCGGGCTGGTCTCGGACCTGGCCGCTAAGGCGCCGCTGGCGAGCCCAACGTTCACCGGCACCGTCACCACGCCACGGATCATCACGCCGCCGGTGACGCTTACCGACGCGGCCACCATCGCGGTCGATGCGTCGCTCGGAAACCACTTCCGGGTCACTCTCGGCGGGAACCGTACCCTCGGGAACCCGACTAACCCGACCAACGGCCAGAAGATTCTCATTGAGGCCATTCAGGACGGCACCGGTTCCCGAACTCTCGCCTACGACACAAAATACGCCTGGGGTACCGACGTCACGGTGCCGACATTAACCACCACCTTGAACAAGCGAGACTTTATCGGGTTCGTCTACAACTCGACGGCGGACAAGTGGTACGGACTCGCCGTATCTAAGGGTTACTGACCGGTGGCAATCACCTACCAGTCCGCCGGCACAGCTGGCTTAAACACGAACGGGACCGGCACGTTTACCTGCGCCTACCCGGCGTCTATCGGGTCAACTGATTACTTGGTGCTGATCGCCGGGATCAAACCATCCACACCCGCCACCGGCGGCACTATCTCCACCCCGGCGGGCTGGACCCTGGTCACGTCCCTGTTGTATGCCGGCGGTTACGGGGGTTCTCAGGGCGCCAACACCGGGGACTCGTCCATCTACGGGTTCATTAAAGCGGCTGCTGGTACTGAGACGGGCAGCCTCACCGTCACGAACAGCGGGCCTGATAACGCGTGGGGGCAGATTCATCGGCTCAGCCGTACCGGTACCGGCTGGGCGGCGGCGACCGGGGCCACCGGCCAGGACACCACCGCTGGTGATGTGTCAATCACTTTTGGTTCTGACCCGGGAATGGCGGCCGGTGACTACGTCATCGCCGCTATGTGCGCCTCGTCAAACCTGGCGACATTCACGCTCGAGGCCCTCAGCGCCACCGGCGTCACCTTCGGAACGGTGACCGAAGTCAGCGAGCCGAAGGTCACCACGGGTAACCACTCCGGTGGGTTCATTGTCCAGGCGCCCGTCAGCTCGGGAACCTCCAGCGCGGCACCGGTCCTCACCGCAACCACGGGCGGCACTACCACTAACGCGCGCGGGCCGGGAATCATTATTCGCATCCGGGAGACCGGAGCGCCACCGCCCGCGTCGAATACGTCGGCGTTCATGCCGTTCTTCGCGTGAGGGGCTCCCACCGCTGCTGCCCGTACGCCCCGTGCGGGTGGCGGACGTGCGGGTCCGACGAGCGCGCCTGCGAGGCCGCCCGGGAGACCCACATGGCCGTCTGCGCCGAGCGGCTGCGGCAGTGGCGGGTGGCTGAAGCGGACGCGTTGCAGCGGTGGCGGACGATCAGGGAGGTCGCCCGGTGACCGCCCGCCGGTGGCCGCTCAGCATGTTCAGCCACGCGATCACGTGCGAGTCCGGTTGCGGCACGATCGGCTATGCGTGGACCCGACGCGGAGCGACCATCGCCCGCGATTTGCACCGAGGAGCTTGTTTCATGTCGACCCGCAAGACGGGTGTGGAGGACACCGGCAGCCAGTATGTGATCTGCCGCCACGGCTGCGGGCACACCGCCACCTGCGGGCCCCGAGACCTCGAGCGGGCCCGCGCGGCGATGCGAGCACACGAACGCACCTGCCCCGAGATGTTCCGCCGCTAGACCCGTCCGCTCCCCAGTCCCGGGATACAGTCCCGGACACGAAACGGCCCCGCTGCCTCCCCTGGTCCCCCGACCCCAGGGTTGAGCGCAGCGGGGCCGTTTTCTGTGTTTGGGCTACTTCCGCGTCCAGGTGCAGCCGTTGGAGAACTGCACGGCCTTGTCTCCGGGCTTGATCGACAGGGTGGTGGGACCCTTGAAGTTGTCGTTGGCGATGATCGATCCCAGCCCGCCGGAGGTGTCCTTCAGCCTGGCCCAGTAACACATCGGCCACGCTTCGCAGGTCGGTTTTTGGTACCGCCGATCTCCTTTGACTAGCAGATTGCAGTACATCCTGCCCTCAACTTCATATCCGATGCATTCATCGTTGCGGCCACATTTCGGGCAGCCGCCGGATTGATGACCGCAACGGGCACAGGTGGTCTCACTCACCGGACCATCCCCATCTCTCGGTCTCATCGTCCACAACGAAATGCCGCGTCTGTCCGGGCTTAAGCCCGGCGAACAGTTCATTTCTCGGCGCCCCAGCGTCGTGCTCGGCGGCCCACCGGTTGGCGTCTTCCTCGCTGCTACCTGTGACGTAGACGTGGCCGCAGGCGACGCAGCATGCTTCCCAATGCGGTGGGTCGATCTCTATGCCGGCGATCTGCTCGATACGCCGAACGAAGGTGTGATGCGCGTACACAACGTGGTCATCACTCATCGGTCCAGCCCCACCGTTCGGCCTCGATCTCCAGCGTCGGGCAGGGCTTCCATTCTCCACCGTAGTAGCCGCTGTCAACGGTTCCATCTGGCCATTGGAACGCACACTCGTGTCTCTCGGAGTGCAGCTTCAGCAGCTTCTCCGCCCCGGCAACCATCCGCAGAGCGGCGGCCGGGTCCCAGAACTGCACATGCTCGGCTAATGCAGCTTCGCTGGCCTCGTTGTAGAACGACATCAACGGCTCAGCGCCGTCGTCATCGAACACGGTCCCATTCGCGGCTATCCACCGACGACCGGGGTACTTCGCGGCCGCTTCCGCGCGGGCCTTGACCTCGGCCAACGTTCGGCGCAAGAACTCCACCGGGTCAGTCGTCATCGTGTTTCCCGCGCGGCCACGTAATCGGACTGTTCCCCATGGTGGGGGTGATTCGGCTGGCGTGGTCGTCTTCATGCCCGGCGGGTTCAACACAGACAAGGTCGGCGCCGGAGTACATGTCCCACATTCCAGCGCCGCACTGTCCTGGCTCTGGTGGAGCACCCATGAATGCGTAGAAGGCAGCCTGATCTTCGCCTTCACGTCGGAGTTTGTCCGTCAGGTCGTCTCGGGCCTCTGGGGCCCGGCCCTTGATCGTGATCGTGCCCCGCTTGATGCCGGGCAAGTTCAGCGGATCGCTGAACCCGCTACTGCCGGCGTCCTCCGGCAACTTGCCTACCAAGTCGTCCAGTGGCGGGCTCCCCACATTGCGCCACGTCCAGTACCGCGTGTGGGCCACGACGTGCCACAGGATGTTGCACCACTCCCAGATGTACACGCCGTACAGCTCGGCGGTGGTGTCGTAGCCATGGATCGTTTCGGGTAGCTCAGCGTTCAGTTCCGCGACGGTCCACCGTCTATCGTTCAGCTGGCCCAGCCACCACAGGCAGCGGGGAGAGAGGGCGGGCGGCGGCTCGGACCAGTACCGGTAGCGGTCTTCTACCGGCGGAGGCATTTGCTCAGTCATCGCTCGCCTCAACGGTCATCACGGAGGGACTCAAGTTGGGCTGCCTTCGAGCGCATGAGCTGCGCGATCACCTGTGCAACTCCTTGCGCCACCTCTAGATGCTCTGATGGGCCAGCCGAGTGGAACTTGCCCGCCGCGATTTGATCAGCGGTCTCAAGGAGCTCGTCGATGCGGGCGGCCCGGTCGATATGCGGGGCAGCGGCTTTAACCGCCATGCCTACTGCCGTGCGGGGCCCATATGCCGCCATGCCGAGCTCGAACTGTTCGTAGGCCGCTTTGTTCGCCTCGTCGGGGATGTTCACGGCTGGTCCTCCTCAGTGGGTTCGGCCACCCAGGTCGTGTTCGGTGGTCATCGCTGCTCACCGCCCACTGCGGCGAGGCTTCGATGTGCGGCGCCCCCTGGACGCGGTACCCAACATCGACGAGCCCATAGACAGGAACAGGCCAGCGGCCAAGGCTATCGCGGAGTTAAGCAACGTCATGCGCCAGTCGCCGCTGTGCGTGACGAGGCCGATGACCGAGTAGGCCAGGCCGACGACCGACCCGCCGAGCAGCAACACGCCTAAGGTGATCAGTATCGCGGCGCCAGTCTTCACCGCTGCTCACCTCGCACTTCGACGGCCAGAGCGTCGAACAGGTCCGCCTCTACCTCGTCCACGCCCGTGGTGTAGTCGTGGACGCCGTGGAGCCGGTGCTCCACCAGCGCGGTCGCGGCGGCCTCGATCCGGTACAGACGGGCAATTTCGGCGTTGGCCTCGTTTAGGAGGTCCAGCAGCGCGCCGACCTCGCGGTGCCGCCCCTTCTCCAGCTTCGCCGCAGGTTAGCCAGTACGTCAGGCATGGGGTCAAGCATCGCGGGCCTTCCTCAACTCTTGTTCCGCCCGCCGGGCCACGTCCTCGAGCACCTCGCGGTCTCGGGGCAGGGCCAGCAGCGGCTGGGCGGCGCGCAGGGCGTCGATGCACTTGCGTAGGACGGCGCGGAGGGGGTCTGGGGCGGTCGGCTCGGGTTCCGCCGGACGCCAGTGGTCGGCTAGCGGGTGGCCACGTAACTTGTCCGGGTAGCGGTGGCCGGGGGCGATCATCGCTTCTCCTCGCTGAGGTTCAACGTCGACCTGACCCGTATGTGCAATTCCTTAACCTCTCGGTTCAATAGCGTTAGCCACCTTAGTTGGATCATCTCCGTGATGGAGAAGAGCACCGTAACGATCAGCAGGGCTGTCATGTTATCCATCACCATCTCCTTTCACCACGGGCTGACAGTTCGTCACCGGCCGCATCCCTCCGAGTCGCCGAGCGCACCCGCCGGGACCGGCATGGCCAAGGCACGGCGACGTCGAGATGGTGCGTCCGCCGCAACAAGCTCGCGGAGCCGGACGACTAGAGGCTGTTCTTCGATCCACTGCGCCGCCGGGGTCCGGAGCACTTCGTCAAACATCGCGTCAAAGCAGTCGTTCGCCGCGTCCCCAGACAGCTCCGGCCCGTAGCACAGCGACAGTTCGGCCGAGAGCTTTAGTCGGATAGAGTTGCGCCGTATCCAGGCCAGCAGGTTCTGTCGATGCTCCGGAGTCATGTCGACCAATCGGAGCGTGTGCCCGTCCTTGGTGATCCAGACTTCGTCCTGATAGAGATCGTTCCTCATCACCGACCCCTGCCCTTTCCGCCATGGTCCGAGCCGCCACGGTCGTGAGACTTGCCGCCGTCAGAACCCTTGCGTCCCCCACTGTCCCCGCGCTCGCCACGGTCATGGCCACCCTGACCCCCGTGCCCGTCGTGGCCGCTGCCGTTACGTTCCCGGCCCCCTCGCTCGCCGTGGTCCCGTTCGTCACGGTCACGGGGGTACGGGGTAGGACGCGGCCTGTCCGTGCGCCACGCGTCATGCCGTGAGTCGCGACGGTCATCGGAGTGGTCCACGTCCGGGGCCCAGTGGCGGCCTCGGGGCTCGCGTTCGACTACCTCGATGGGTGGCACGTGCATCTCCTCCTTCTCGACGACCCACCGCACGGTGGGCGTTGGGGTCGGGATCGGGGTCTCCTCCACCGCGATCGGGAACTCATACTCAGCTGGCGGGGTGAACACTAAGGGCGCCGCTTCGGGGGCCGGCTCGATCGCGGGCGGAACGGGTTCGGCCAGTATCGGGGCTAGGCGAGCGCCGCCGGGGGTAAGCACGGCGGCCACTCCCACGGCGGTGAGCGTGGCGGCCATGGCGCCGCTGACGACGAGCCCGTCGCGCCCACGGGGCTTTATCCTGGCCGGCTTGGGCTGACGCACCGCGCGTGCCCGGTAGTGCCGGCGCAGCCAGAGGCGCTGGATCGAGCCCGGACGTCGGGGCAGGTGGTGCTTACCGCGCATCGCGGTGGCCTTCTCTCAGGGGGGATGTGTGGAGTGGGTCAGGTGTCGGTACTGTTGGACTCTCGATGGGAGCGGGGCGAGTCTGGAGGGCCCAATATCTCGTCGAGCTTCAACGCCCAGTAAGGGCGGCGAAGGTGCTCCGGGAGCAGTTCCGCGAACTCCCCAGCGGGCATGTTGGGAGTGACATACAGCCGGCGGTAATGCTCGATCTCGGCCAGCTCTTCGGGCGTTGGTTCAGGCACAATCTCTCCTCTGGGCGTGCATGGCCTCAGCGTTCCGTGCTGGCCGGCGGGCGGCGGTCGCTACCTCCGCCTCAACGCACACCAGCTCGGCTAACCGGTGCCGCTCGGCCGCCGGGATGTCCGGGTACGCCTGCGCGAGCGCTTGGGTGAGGGCGCTGAACACGATGTGATGGGCGCACTGGTGGCGGTTCACGTCAGGTCGCCGTCAACGAGCCCGCCCCGATCGGCCATCACGACGAGGGCGTACTCCTCGGGGTAGCACCACGGCTTCTCCGCTACACGGGCGATCTCTATAGCGTCGCACCCACTAGCGACCATGAACCACAACAGCCGCTGCAGTTCTGGGCTCGCTGCCATCGGGGTCTTCACGTCAAACGCCCTTGGCCTCGGCCGCGAACACGGCCGTGAGCTTGCGCAGCAGCTCTTTGAGCTGGCCGTCGGCGATACGCAGGTCCACGTCGGCGCCGTTGTGGTTGAGGGCGCGCAGCGCCACGGTGGTGTAGCGGACGCCGCTCACGGACTCGTGGCGCGCTACCTCGATGTGCGTGGCGTCGTCCACGAACACTCCGACGATCACGGCGTGGCCCCAGCCGGGGCTCGTGGAGGCTGCAGGGTCGCTATCGCAGGGCAGGGATGTGGTGATGGCGGTGACTGTGGCGGTCATTGGCCTGTCTTCCTGGTCGGGGAGTTGCAAGTGGTGCAGGCTCTACTTTAAACCCCCCTTGTCCGCGCGTCAAGGCTGGTGAAGGGGCCTTTAAACCCGTAGAGTGTTGAGCATGAACAGCTTGCAGGTGCCCCAGTGGGCCGCCCGGGTGCGTGCGCTGACGGCGAAAATGGAGCAGTGCGCAACGGAGATCGCTAACCTCTCGCTCGAGCGGCGCGAGCTGATACGCGCGGCCCGGGAGACACACAAGCCCAGCGAGATCGCGCTCCTGGCCGGGCTCACGCCCCAGCGCGTCGCCCAGATTCTCGAGCAGAAGGCGGTGAGCTGATCGTGATGTCAGCGTGCCGCTTCTGGATGTACGGCAAGGGTTCCTGGTCGGGGCCTCTGGTCTATCGCGGTGGCGACGAGTACGGCAACTCCACCCTAGTTTTCCGGCTACCCGGTGAGCGCGCGTTCATCGTGGCGTACAACTGGCCGTTGCGCCGCGAACTGGAACCCTCCGAGGGCCACATCAGCTACGGCCTGGTCAGCCCTGACGAGTCCGACGGCGCAACTTGGGACAATCCCCTGCCGTTGGCTTCAGAGCAGCGGTTCGATCCTGTTCGCCCTGGCTGGAAAGTCGCCACACGCACGGCATGGATGACGCCATGGGAAGAGTTCGTTTCAGAGAAGGGCGAGTAGTCCTAGTTGCTACTCGATAAGGCTGGCGGACTCCGGCCCGATCGTCATGAGCAGTGCGCTCGAGGCCATCAGCCGCATCGCCGTGCTGATCCCCTCCCGGTAAGCCTTCTGCTCAAGCAACGACTTGCCTTCCTTCCGGCCCCGGTCCCGTGCCAGCGCCAGGTGGCCGACCAGGCGGGCCAGTTCCTCGGCGAGCTGATCTCGTTCGGCGGTGGGCATCAACGCATCATCGGCCGCGGCCGACCCTTCAGGAAGTGGTCCGCCGCGCCAGAGACCGCGTCCAAGATGTCATCGAGACGCGTCTTCGGATAGCCGAGCATCTGCTTGCGAAGCTCGGGGAATGTCTCGGCGTAGTAGACCCATCCGAGCTTGTGAAAATCGAAGAACCGCCAGAACCGCGCGTCCTTGGACTCCCCCGTCCACACCTCGACCAGCTTCACCCCGGGCGGCAGTACCGGCCGGATTGTCGCTACCATGACGTTGCCTCCCTGGTTGGTCTCTAGGTGCACCTCGTGGATGTTCCGGTTGTTCCAGGTGATGCGTCCGACCAGGTCGCGCAGCTCATCAGGTTCCGGGCGAACACCGATCGCGTACTCGATCAGCACGTTGCCCATCGGCCCCAGACCGGCCACGCCGATGCCGGTTTGGTCGCTGGTGTCTTTGGTGGACACGCTGGGGTCGATCCGCATGACCCGGTCGGTAGTCGTCATCCGCTCGTTCACCACGATGTCGGAGGGCTGCCACAGACCGTCCTTGGTCGAGCGGGGCAGATTGAGGAAGTTCAGCTCGTAGTAGGTGGTGCCCCGTATCGATCGCAGGTACTCCAGCGAGTATCGGGCCTCCCAGAACGAAGACTCGTTGCCCGCGTCGTCGGTCACGATCGGCGCGTAGTAGCGCGGCCGGATGTTCTGTTCTCCGACCCACTGGTTGGCGGTGTCGCGTTCGTTGAGCGCCCAGCGCACCAGGTCGTGGGTGATCGAGCCGTACATGGTGACCGTCCCGCACAGTTGCACCACGGCGTTGGGATTCATGGCTAGCACGCCGTTGGTCATCGTGGATAGCCGACGGTCCTTCTGATACGGGCTGTAGTTGCCCTCGTCAGATTCACAGTCGTCGAACAGGATCAAATCTGGCCGGATGTTCCCGACCTTCGCGCCGAGCTGGGTCGAGTCGATACCGTGCGCCATCATTACCGCGCCGGAGCGGGCTATGTAGGCATTGGCGTTGTCCGAGCGCGCCTTGCCGCCGACCTTGGCCGGCTCGCAGAGATCGGGGAAGTCGGCGCGCAGCAGCTCGTTGGTGGCGAACTCTTCGCGCAGCGTGGCGAAGTGGCGGGTCACCGCGTTGTTGTTCGCGCCGAAGCTGGCGATGAACCGGCGGTGCCCGAACGCCAGGGCCCAGCACGCCAGGATGGTGAAAGTCCACGTGGACTTCGCCCCGCCTCTTGCAACGATCCAGGCTTCCCGCAGCTCACTGGGTCCGAGGTCATTACGCATCCAGCGCACCGCCGCCTCGGCTATGTCGAGATGGAACTGACTGATGTTGATATCCGGCCCGGTCTCCGGGGAGATCAGGTGCCGGGACATATAACAAATTCCAAACATCATTGGGTCAGTGCGGCAAATATCACGACGGTAGGCGTCCGAGTATTCGAGCGCGGCCGAGTTCAGCTTGCCAAAGTAATAGTCAGAGTCGAACCCGCGCGGGAACCGGATCGCGGGTGGGGACTCAACCGCCGCTGGCACGGACCGCGGCTTCCCGAACAGCCGCTTCAGCACGGGCCCTCTCCTCCGCCGCGAGGACCGCTTCCCTTAGATGCTCGGGAATTCGCACCGCCATGGAACCGGACACGGTCATCTTCTCGGGCGCGTAAGTACCCAGCAGCTTCGCTTCCTTGTCCCAAAGGTTGGCCTGGGAGTTGGTCAGCTTCACGATCGCGTCCACGTTCTCACCGATGTCGATCGCGTCCTTCTCGGCCATCAACCGTTCCTGGGCCTGAGCGATCTGCGCGAGCTGCGTTTCCCGGTGTCGTTCAGAGCGCGGACCGATGCGCCTGATCCATTCGTCGTCGAGGCGGTTCTGCACCGTGCCTCGGGACAGTTCAGTCAGGCGCGCGATCTCGCGGATCGAGTGGCCCTGTTCGCGCAGGTCAAAGCAGCGTTCCTGCTGCCCAATGATCTTAGCCTGGTTGGCCGCGGCGTGAGGGAGGTTGCCGGTATTCGCTGCCATGGGTCCACCACTCTCCGTCCAAGGTCATTAGTCGTTCGGTCGCACGAACCGGGGAGCCCGTTTCCACTCGTCCAGATTCGGCAGCCGCGAGTCGAGCCATACCTCACGCGCGAAATGCGCGCCCACGATGAGGGCCGGCGCGGCCAGCACGGTAGCAATGATGGCGGGCAGTGACGCGCGGTTGACCAGGAGCAGGATCATGGCCGCGATGTCGACATAGAACAGCCCGAACGCCAACCACATCACGGCGTGCCTCACTTGCTCGGTCGACACTGCGAGCATCCCCAGCAGGCGAACAGCTCCCGCTCACCGGAGATGTAGACCTCGATCAGTCCGGACCCATCGCACAGGACGAGCGACATAGCGGTCACGACCCCGCCTCGGTCGCGATCTCCGTGCACAGGTCCCGGATCAGCCGGGCGCGTGAGGTCATCACCCCGGCGTCGGCACCGTGCATGGCGTTGCCGTACTCGTCGCGGCGCCCGGCCTCGGTGTCCAGCTGCTCGGCGCGCACCAGCGCCTCGGCGACGAAGGTGTGGGCGAGCAGCGGGTTGCGCAGGTTCGGGAAGTCGCTCGGCCTACGGCGCGGGCTGGTCATGCCGCCACGTCCCTTGTGTGAGTGAGCTCGACGGCGCGCAGCAGGAGTCCGGCCAGTCGGGTGGTGTCGTCGCTGGTCATCGGGTTGTCGAAGTGCAGGCCGTCGATCGAGACCAGTCGGCCGTCGGCGGGCGCGTCCGGGTCCGCGTCGTGGATGGTGACCGTGACGGTGGCGGGCCAGGCGTGACCGGCGACCAGGTACGTGAGGCTCAGGACGTCGGCGCCGGATTGGCGCGTCGCGGTCGTGGTGCTCATGGTGCGTCCTCCTGTGGTGACGGCACAACTCTCTCATGCATCTTGCTAACTCGCAAGAAGCAGCCCTAGTCTGTCCCCACGGGTTGCCACCCCGCAACCTGCATGTAGTGAACTAAGATCCGTCACGTGGCGGACCTGACCCCAGAGGTGCTGGATGCGCTGGTCCGTCTCGTGAACGGCGATTACGACCTCGCCGGACGCACGAAAGATGAGCTGTACGACCTCTCCGCCGCGCTGATCAACGCCCGGCAGACCCTCGCCCAAGCACTCGCTGAGCTAAACGAACAGGGCGAGACGTTCGCGCAGATCGGGGAGCGACTCGGCATCCACGAAGCGACCGCGTCACGCTGGGCGAAGCCACCAGGCGAAGACCTACGAAGGCGTCGCCGAGGGGTCATTGA